AAGGATCAGGATGAAGCTCGGGGTTTACCCCAGCACAGCAACCCGGCCCGGAAACGCGCCGGGTTTTTTCATGGAAAATCGACATGCCAGAAATCGAAACTCCACCCTTTGAGGCTGAGAATGCTGTGGTCTTCACCGATGAGCACAGTTGGGCAGATGTTGTGCGATGGATATGCCGAGAGCGCGCTGACGCTGAGGAAGTTCAGCGCCTTTTGTCCGATCATCTAAGCAAAGCAGAGGGGTAATCCCATGGGCAAATTTCGCTGGGTGCGGGGCGATTTCGACAATGGCACCGACCGTCAGATGATGAGTACCACCACCAAGGCCACCGGAACCTTCACGTCCAGCACAAGCGCCGCCCCGGTCACTGGCATGTCGCTGAAACCGGGCGAGATCGTCAAGGTTGTCTGCGACGAGGATTGCGTGGTCGCATTCGGGGGCGCGACAGCCTCGACCACCTCCGGCCACCCGCTCTGCGCCAACCTGCCCGAATGGTTCCTTGTCGGCGAGGGTGACGCCGGTGCTGTCAGCGTGATTGACGACGCCTGATGCCAGCGGGTCGGCCTACAGACTACACGCCGGAGCTTGTAGAGCGCGCGTGGTGGTATGCTGCCGAGGGCTGGCAAGAGGTTGGCGACAGGGTGCCATCCGTCGCTGGATTGGCCTGTGAAATCGGCGTTCGGCGCGAGACTTGCCACGTCTGGGCGCACGACGAGGACAAGGAATTTTCTAACATCCTCTCCGTTATTGCGGAAAAACAGGAGCGTGAATTGGTCAACAAAGGGCTGGACGGATCGTTCAACCCGCCGATCACCAAGATGATGCTTTCCAAGCATGGCTACTCCGACGCGGTGGACAATCGCCACACATCACCGGACGGCAGCATGACACCCAAAGGCCTCGACGTTTCCGGCCTTTCAACCGACGCGCTGGCCGAGATCATGGCCGCAGCAGATGCAGCTAAGTCCGACTGACCTGCAGGCCGTCGAGCGCGAGTTGTGCGCCCGGTCACTGTCAGAGTTTGCCAAGCGTGCATGGCGCGTGCTGGAGCCGACGACGCCGCTGAAATGGGGCTGGGTTCTCGACGCGATCTGCCTGCATCTCGAAGCGGTCACGGATGGGCGGATCAACCGCCTGCTGATGAACGTGCCACCCGGCACGATGAAGTCACTGCTCACGGGGGTGATCTGGCCTGCATGGGAGTGGGGGCCGCGCGACATGCAGGAAATGCGCTTCGTCGGTACCGCACACGAGGAAACGCTGGCGATCCGGGACAGCCGGAAGTGTCGCGACCTCATTAAATCGGAGTGGTATCAATCCCTCTGGCCCGTCGCTTTGTCCCGCGATCTGGACGGCAAACGGGAGTTCGGAAACACGCGCAAGGGCATCCGGCAGGCGCGGGCCTTTACCAGCATGACCGGTGTACGGGGTGATCGCGTGATCCTCGACGACCCGATCAGCGCGGACAATGCGAACAGCGCGGCCAAGCTGGAAGCGGCAAAGATCGCCTTCACCGAGACCCTGCCGACGCGGATTAACTCGGCAGACAGCGCCATCGTGGTTGTGATGCAGCGCCTGCACGAAAAGGATACAAGCGGCGTCATCCTCGATATGGGCCTGCCTTATGTCCATCTACGGGTGCCGATGCGGTTTGAGCCGGAACAGCGATGCTCGACCTCGATTGGCTGGACAGACCCGCGCACGACCGAGGGCGAACTGATGTTCCCGGATCGGTTCGGCGAGGATCAGGTCGAGGAACTGGAAACGACGCTCGGCAGCTACGGCACGGCGGGTCAGCTTCAGCAGCGCCCCACACCGCGCGGTGGTGGCATTCTCAAGACCTCTTGGCTTGGGCATTACGAGACCCCGCCGCCGCTCGAATGGCGCGTGATCTTCGTGGACACCGCGCAGAAGACCAAAGAGGAAAACGATTTCAGCGTTCTGGAATGCTGGGGCCGGTCCAAGACAGGGCAGGCGGTTCTGCTCGACGTCCTGCGGGGCAAATGGGAAGCACCCGAGCTTCTGGTCAATGCGCGCGCCTTCTGGGCCAAGCACATGGCCGTGAAAGGCTCGCCGCTGCGCAAGATGGGCGTCGAGGACAAGGTGAGCGGCACCGGCCTGATCCAGACGCTGCGGCGCGAGGGTATCCCGGTGCATCCGATTCAGCGCAACCGGGACAAGATCACGCGGGCCTATGATGCGGCCCCGTTCATGGAATCGGGCAACGTGCTGGTGCCGTTTGAAGCGGCTTGGCTTTCGGACTTCTTGGCTGAGGTTGAGGCGTTCCCGGCGGGCGCGCATGACGACCAACTCGACCCGATGTTTGATGCGATCATGGAAGTGCAGAACGCCCCGGCGATGGCTTCGGCCCCGGTCGCGGTGATGCCTCAGAAAATGCCAATGGCAGGGAAACGCTGGTGAAGAAACTCGACACCCAGAAAATGCGCGACCTGCACCGGCAGGCGCTGGAGGAATTCGACGCCTCGATGCTCGCCACGCAGGACGAGCGCGAACAGTCGCTGGAGGACCGCCGGTTCTACTCCATCGCGGGTGCGCAGTGGGAAGGCGTGTTTGGCGAGCAGTTCCAGAACCGCCCGATGCTGGAGATCAACAAGACCCTGCTTTCGGTCATCAGGATCTTCAACGACTACCGGAACAACCGGATCAGCGCGACCTTCGTCAGCAAGCGTGGCGATGAGAGCGAGGAGACCGCCGAGGTCTGCGCCGGCCTTTACCGCGCCGACCAACAGGACAGCGTGGCCGAGGAAGCCTACGACAACGCTTTCGAGGAAGGTGTGGGCGGGGGAATGGGGGCATGGCGTCTCCGGGCCTACTACGAGGACGAATACGACGACGACAACGACTGGCAGCGCATCGGGTTTGAGCCGATCACGGACGCCGACACCTGCGTGTTCTTCGATCCCAACGCCAAGCGGCAAGACAAGTCGGATGCCCAATACTGCTTCGTTCTCACCGGCATGTCGAAGGCAGCCTACGAGAATGAGTTTGGCGAGGCTTATGGCGGGTTCGACAAGACCATCACGGATATAGAATTCGACTGGTGTACCGCCGATCTGATCTATGTGGCTGAATACTACCGGATCGAGGAAACAACCGAGCAGGTTCATCGCTATCGCACGGTTTCCGGCAACTTCGAGACCTACCCGGAAAGCAAACTGACCGAGGAACTGATCGCCGAGTTGGGCGAGGTCGGCACCGTGCGCGTCAGCACCAAGCCGGTAAAGCGCCGCCGGGTCCGCAAGCTGCTTCTCAGCGGCGAGCGTGTGCTGCGTGATGAGGGCTACATCGCGGGCCGCGAGATCCCGATTGTGCCCTTCTACGGGAAGCGCTGGTTCGTCGATGGCCGCGAACGGTTCATGGGCCATGTGCGCCCGGCGAAAGACCCGGCCCGGCTCAAGAACATGCAAATCAGCACGCTTGCGGAGAAGGCCGCAGAGGGCGGTGAACGCGTCCCGATCTTCACGCCAGAGCAACTGGCGGGCCACACAGAACCATGGGCACGGCGCGCAATTGACCGGCCCGGCGCGCTGTTTGTGAACCCGGTGACGCAGGCGGACGGCACGCAAGCCCCAATGGGTCCGCTTGGCTACACCGAAAGCGCCGATCTGCCTCAAGCCATGGCCGCTTTGATCGAACTGGTCGACGGCGACATGCGCGACATTCTCGGCAATCAGGAGGGCGGCGAGAAAATCGTCTCCAACATCTCCGGCGATGCGGTCGAGATGATCCAGTCCCGGCTGGACATGCAGACCTTCATCTATGTCGACAACTTCAAGAAAGCCGAGCGCCGCAGTGCGCAAATCTGGCTTGGCATGGCGGCAGACCTCTATGACGACGAAAGCCGCATCATGAAGATCATCGGCGAGGATGGCGAGACCGATTATGCCAATCTCGGCGACAAGGTATTCGATGAATCAGGCGTCCCGCGCCGCATGGTCGATCTGAGCCGCGCGAAATTCGACGTACAGGTCACCGTTGGTCCGACCAGCGCAACCCGCCGCCAAGCAACCGTGCGCAGCCTCACCGAGATGCTGGGGGTCATTGCCGATCCCGTCGACCAGAAGGTCATCAGCGCGGCGATTCTCCGCAACATGGATGGCGAGGGTATCGGTTCTGTGCGTGACCACTTCCGCAAGCAGCTTGTGGCAATGGGCGTCGAGGAACCGACCGAGGAAGAGGCCGAGGAAATGGCGCAGGCGCAGCAGGGCCAGCAACAGCCCGGCGCGCAGGAGCTTTATCTGGTCTCCGAGGCCAAGAAGAACGAGGCCGACGCCGCCAAGGCAGACGCCGACACGCTCAAGAAGCGGGCGGAGACAGACGAAACACGCGCCAAGACGCTGGAGACGCTGGCCGGGATCGACCGGGCAGAGCGCGAGCAGGCGCAGCAGTCGGCGGACATTATCCGGCTGGCATTGGGATCGGGAACCGCTGCCCCGTAAAGCAGCGAGTAACAGCGCCCGCGCCGCTTTTCGCGCGAGATCAGGTGAGACATGGACACTCAAGAGCAGGAATTTGAAGACGCCGCCGAAATCATCGACGAGGCCGAAGAGGAAATCTCCGAGGACGAGGAACTGATCGAGGATGGCGAGGAGCAGGAAGACCATACAGCCGACGATGAGACCGACGAGGCGGGCGAAGAACCCCCCGAGGACGTTCTCGTCGTGGAGTTCGATGAAGAAGATGAGCCGGAAGACAGCAATCCGGTTCGGGAACTTCGTCAGGCTCTGAGGGAAGAAAAGAAGCGCCGCCGCGAACTTGAAGCGCAACTTGAACCCTCGGTTCAGGAGCTTGGTGAAAAGCCGCAGCTTTCCGACTTCGACTTCGACGCAGACGCCTTCGAGAAGGCGCTGATGAAGTGGCACGAGGACAAGCGCGAGATCGACGCCAAGAACCAGAAGGTCCGCGAGGAACAGGAAGCCCGTCAGAAGCGCTTTGACGACCGACTATCGTCCTATCGGGAGGCCGCAAAGGCCCTGCCCGTGAAGGACTATCAGGACGTTGAGGCGGGCCTGATGGAGGTTCTCAGCCCTCAGCAACAAGGCGTGATCGTCGCCAATGCCAAAAAGCCGGAATTGCTCGTCTACGCCCTCGGGAAGAACGAGAAGATGGCGGCGGAACTGGCGGCGGAAACCGATCTCGTCGCGTTCACCTTCAAGCTCGCCAAAATGGAAGCAAAAATGTCTGTCACCGGAAAAGTCAAACCCAAGCCGGAGGGCCGCGTCAGCGGTCAATCCGGGATGCCCGTCTCGGGCGACAAGAAACTCCAGCAGCTTGAAGCCGAAGCGCGCAAGACCGGGGATCGCTCCAAGGTGATCGCCCACAAGCGCGCGATGAAGGCCAAGGCCGCACAGAAGTAGGAAACTGAGCCATGGCGAATGATTTCGCAACCAAGGTTGATATTTTCTTCGATCAAGTCGTTGAGGGCTTCGAGGCCCTGAACGTCTCGGCGAACAACGTGTCTCTCTACAAGCCGTCAGCCGATGCGCTGGCACTCTCCGCACAGACGTTCTACCGCCCGATGCCGCTTCTGACCGAAGTGGTCGATGGCCGGGACATGTCGTCCAGCTACAAAGACCTGATCGAACTGACGGTCCCGTCCACGCTCTCGGAATCGCACCTGCGCAACGTGCCGGTGCAATTCGTCGGCACCGATCTGAATAACGAGCATATGCTGCAGCGCAAGGCGCAGGCAGCAACCATCATGCTCGCCAACAAGATCGACACCATCGTCGCGAATGCCATTGCGACCAAGGGCACGCTGGCGGTCATCAACTCGGGCAACATCGACACTTACGATGATGCAGCCGAGGCCGATGCGCTCATGCTGGAACAGCAGGCCGTGCGCTCCATGCGCTGTATGCTCCTGCACCCGCGCATGGCGAAGAACCTTGCGGGCAACCTTGCCGGTCGCGAGACCATGGCAGGCGCGCCCATGTCGGCCTACACCCGGAACCAACTTCCGGCCATTGGCGGGTTCGACACCTTCCGCGTGGATTACGGCAAGACGATTACCGGCTCTTCGGGTTCTGGCTATCTCGTCGACGGTGCCGATCAGGACTATACCCCGGTCGCGAACGATGCGAACGGCGTCCCGGTCGACAACCGCTCTCAGACGCTCACGGTCGATACCGGGTCCAATGCCGCCGTTGGTGACGTGTTCACCATCGCGGACGTTTACGCGGTGGGCCACATCAACAAGCAGTCCACCGGGCAACTCAAGACGTTCCGCATCCTTGCCATCGACGGCGCGGACTGGACCATCTCCCCGGCAATTGTCGCGGCAGATGGCTCCGCCGCAGCCGAAAAGGCATACGCGAACGTGAACACCAAGCCTGCCGACAACGCGGAAATCACGATCCTGAACACCACGACCAAACCGGCCTCCGTGTTCTATGAACGTGATGCGGTGGAGATCGTGCACGCGGATTTCAATACCGACGAGTTCAGCGCGAGCGGCAAGTCGGTTCGCAAGGCGACCACCGACAGCGGCGTCCAGATCGTGATGATGAGCGACAGCAACATCGACACGCTGACGGCCAAGTACCGCATGTTTGTGTGGGCGAACTGCGAAGTGCTGAACCCGGAACTGGCCGGGATCATGCTTGAGGGGCAGTCCTAAGCAACTCGGGCGGGGCTTCGGTCCCGCCCTTTTCTACGTGAGGTGACGACATGAGCAAGACGTGCGGATATCAGGCGCAAGACGGCAAGATCGTCTCTAAGAATTTCGACGGCCCAGATTTGCCCGAGGGGTGGCACGACAGCCCCGGCGCGGCGAAAGAGGCTGCAAAGCCCGCGAAACGTGGCCGCAAGGCAAAGGCGAAAAATGCCGACTAAGCGCCAACTGATCGGCTGTGCGCTCGATGAGATCGGGCTTGGGCCGAACGCCTACGCACCGACCGCGCAGGACTATCAGACCGCGCTGTTCCGGCTGAATAGCCTGATGGCGCACTATGCCGGGAGCGAGGCCGCAGCAGGTTGGCCCCTCGGTGACGATCTGGACGCCGAAACCGGGCTTCCCTTCGATTACCAGCGCGGCGTTGTCTGCGCTTTGGCGGTGGATATGGCCCCGAGCGTCGGACGCGCGCCCAGCCCGCAGACATTGACGGCGGCTCAGCAAGGGCGCAACTTGATGCTTCGCAAGACGGTGACACCGCCGCTCAAGCGGATCGACACGACCGCCGTTCCAGCGGGGCAGGGGCATAAGTTCCGGTTCCGCAACAACCTCGTCGCGCCTGATACGGTGGTGACGCCTGACGAAAGGCTGACCGAATGACCGAGACAAACCGACTGCTGCGCCTGACCGAGACCGACCTTGCGGGCAGCGACCTGTTCCGCCTGTTCTCGCAGAAATACGGCGGTGACGCGGCTCTGACGCTCACGATCCTGAAGGACTACATGGACACGCAGATCGGGCGCGACGAACTGGTGACGCAGTATTCGGCCCCGAGCGCAACGGGTTTCACCGTCACGATCTCGGCAGTCAATACATGGCTCCCCTTGGCCCCGGCGGCGGAATATGCGACCGGGACAATCGTTCTCCCGGCTGGTGTCGATCGCGCGGAAATCCTCGTGAACACCACGCAGGCAGTTACCGCACTCACGGTCACCCCGGCCAGCGGCGAGTTCGTCACCGGCGCGCCTACGGGCTTGGCTCAGTATGGCTTTTTCCGGCTGCGCTTCGATGAGGTCGCCGATACTTGGTACCGGGTCGGCTAAGTGCAGATCCCCATTATGTCCGGGGTCTATGCGGACGCAGGGCGCGATTTTCGCACCTCCTACCCCCGGAACATTGAGCCGATCCCGAAGCGCACGGGCATTTCGGAGGGCTATCTGCGCACGTCTCAAGGCATCGTGGAGTTCGCGACCGGGCCGGGTATTGATCGCGGCGGCATCGAGTGGCGCGGCACCTGCTATCGGGTGATGGGCACCAAGTTCGTCAGCGTGGCGCGTGATGGAACCGTGGTTGAGATCGGCGATGTAGGCACCGGCGGGACGGTGACCATGGATTATGGCTTCGACTATCTCGCGATTGCCAGCGGTGGACGGCTCTACCTCTATGACGGCGCAACGCTGACCCAGAACACCGATGCCGATCTTGGTGTCGCGCTCAGTGTGTGCTGGCTCGGCGGGTATTTCGTGACCACCGATGGCGAGAACATCGTCACCACCGAGTTGACGGACAAGTTCGCGGTCTCGGCGTTCAAATATGGCTCTTCCGAGGTCGATCCTGACCCGGTGCAGACGGTTTTGCGGCTGAGCGACGAGATTTACGCCGTGAACCGGCACACCATTGAGGCTTTCGCCAATGTCGGCGGGCAGTTCTTCCCGTTTCAGGTGATCCAAGGGACGCAAATCTATCGCGGCGCGGTCGGAACGCACGCGGCTTGCGTGTTCATGGGCGGGATTGCCTTCGTCGGCAGCGGGCGCGACGAGGAGGCGGGAGTCTACCTGCTGACGGGCGGCGGGGATGCGAAGATCAGCACGCGCGAGATTGACCTTCTGCTCCAAGAGGTGCCCGAGGTCGCGCAGGGCGATATCATTTGTGAAGTCCGCAAATACGAAGGGCGCGAGGTGCTTTACGTCCACCTTCCGAAACGCACGCTTTGCTTCGATGGTGCGGCAACGCAGGCAGTCGGACAGCCCGCATGGTTTGAGGTCGTCACCGACCAGACCTACCGGGCGCGCCACTTCGTCTACTGCTACGGTCAATTCATCTGCGGCGATCCCCTTGATGCCCGGCTGGGAACGATGAGCAGCGAAATCGGCACCCATTGGGGCCTGCCGGTGGTCTGGGAGTTCATGACGCCGATTGCCTATGGTGAGGGCAACGGGTTCTTCATCGACCAGATTGATCTGGTGGCGCTGACTGGAGCAACGCAATTCGGCGCGGATGCGGTGATCGAGATGGATTACACCGAGGATGGCGAGTTGTTCTCGGCAAAGCAGCCGAAATCTCTTGGCAGCATCGGCGACCGCCGCGCCCCGATCCGCTGGTTGAAACAGGGCCGCGCCGATGAGTGGCGGGCCTATCGGTTCCGGGGAGACAGCAACGCGCGCCTGTCTATCGCCCGACTCGACGCAAAACTGGTGCCGGCCGCATGGTGACGAAGCCACTCCGCGCGGACCTGTTCCGGGCGATGGACGGGAACGAGCGGCTGGTCCGGGCCTTCGAGGAACTGTTTGAGGAAAGCGGCGCGGTTACGGCGTCGAATGACACCATCTTGGTGCAGGCCAGCTTTCAGGGCGGGCAAGACGACAGTCCGGGCGAGGCCACGGCGTGTCCGGTTCTCGTCGAACTTGAGCGCGATCCGGTCCCGGCTGCGATGCCCGTTGCGCTGGAAGGGCTGATCGAGGGCGTGCCATCTGACGGCGATGTCCTGCGCTTCAACGCGACTTCGGGGGAATGGGAACCCCTGACCGGCGCGACCGGAACATTCGATGCGGCGTCGGGGGAAACAGTCACCGTGACGAATGGAATCATAACGGCTATCGTATAGGCATATCATGGCAATCACCCTCAAAGAACTGATCCCGGCCAAGACCGCAGAGACCGCGCAGACGCTGCAATACACGGTCCCGACCGCAACGGCTCAGATCCACCAGTTCACAGCGACGAACACCACCGGCGGCCCGCTGACGGTGACCGTGAACCTTGTCCCGAACGGCGGCACAGCGGGCAGCAGCAACGCCATTGTGTCGGCGCGGCAGATCGCGGCGGGTCAGTCGCGGGTTTTCCCTGAACTGGTCAACCACGTTCTCGGCAGCGGCGGCACGATCTACACGGCCACCAGCGGCAGCGGGATCACCATCAAATGCAGCGGCGTTGAGGTGACAACGTGAATTTTGAGCCTCACCTCCGTGCGGGACTGGAAGGGTTGGACCTTCC